CCTCTAAGTCAGCTTCTTCAATATCGCCATAAACAAACTTAGGAAACTCCTCATCGTCCCAACCGTTACGTCTGAATAAATCAGGTATTAAGTCTTGGTTTAGTACGTCTTGAATCTCTTGTAATCTTGACTCAATGGCCATAGATAACATATTTGTTTTACTGTCTGCTAAACTAAAACTGCCTACACCATCTTGCCCTAAACGAATTACGTCACAAAAGAGTGCTGTTAGGATTTTATTGTCGTAGCGTTGAATAGCTGCATCAATATATTGACTACCACTATTCTGAACAGATAACAAAGAGAACTTAAAATAAGGCATCTTTGTTTCAGGGTCATACATTAACGGTGTAATTAAACCTGCTTGTTCATTGTTGTGTAGATTAGTAATAATCTTTTGATACATTTGGTACACAGCTTTATCTGCTGTACTTGCATCTTCTGCCATATACTTAGGGTGTAACTCTAAATGAGGAACACCACCCATATTACGGCTATAGCCTACAGCTTCAATTTCCTCTAGTTGTGTTCTGAACTTCCAAGCTGTGTAACAACCAACTAAAGGGCTTGTACCTTCGGGGTTGTCTTTAGCTACGTCTGTACGGAACAACATGAAGCATTTACGAGGTATTTCAATCTTACCTTTGTACATCTCAGGTGAATAACGTGCAGCATTTAGTGTTGATAATTGTTGTTCAACACCTACTAAATCTCTACCATCATCACTAAACTGCCAACGATATACACTGTCTTGTGCGCGAATAGGTAACTTACGAATACCCATTAAACCATCATTGTATTTAGACCCTTGATTCTTATAGCGTCTACGGAACACTTTCTCATTAATACAGAATCCAAAGGTATATACGCTCACCACTTCTTTAATGAAGTTAAACCATGAGTGTTCCATGTCATCCATACACTGTTCAACAAACTTAGCCTTAGCCATCTCTAGCTCAGTACCCCCTGTTGGGGCGACACTCCATTTAACACGGCTAATCATCAATTCAAAGATACCTAAAGCAGCTTTAATTGTAGCATCTGCCGACATCTTACGGAATGTTCTCACTGATTGTGGAAAGCGTAGTTCACGTTTAGCTTGTTCTAGTATCTGTCCGTTACTTACTTGTAGCCCTGTAAAACCTTGTTCTTGTAACTTGATTCTAGGGATTGTTCCTGTGCCAGTAGTGAGGCTACTAACGTCAGCTTCTAATTCCACATAGCCTCCTTATTGGTAATAGCTTAGAATTTAAAACTATTGGTTGTTGTCATATCAGGGATTGAAAATGTAGGGATACTGATAGCTGAGGCTAGGAGCATGAAAGCATCCCCACAACTATCTACTTGCTATATGTTCAAACAAGAGCGTTAATCTTGTTCCGCTTATTAGGCTGCTATATGTCGCCATATAGTTCAGGTCATATCTTCATACACTATTCTCTCAATGTATGCTTACCGTTTCGCCTCACTTGAGGCTACTCTACTCCGTTATGCTAGTGTCTTACGTTATACACACTTTAACGCACCGTTTCGATGACCGTCACACGTTGCTTTAGATACACCTGTTTAGCAAGGTGTCGTCTTAAAGCCTTCGCTCGGTATTGTCTCTTAGAGATGTCCACCGAATTAGATAAGTTTATTGACAACCATGTTATTAATCGTCATGTCTTTTCCTAGAACGTATCCCATCAAATTCACTTAATTCTTTGATGAACGCTTCATTCCAATCGCCCTGTACAATCTTTACACTTCCTGATTCGCTTGCAGCACAAAATGGTGCAAACCTTATAACTTTACTTTGATTAGCTGCCTTAGCTTTGGCATAGAAGCCTTCGTTGGCTAAGTCTCTAATAATAGATGAGGCATAAGCCTTACCTGCTGCTCCAGCATCTTGCGGTACAGCAATGATAACATCGTCACCATCTTCTTTAGCAACAGCTAATATCTTCTCGTAAACCTCGCCAAAATTAGCCCTAAACCTTACAACATCTTCAACATAAGAAACACCGTTCTTATCTCTTGACATTAGCACACCAACTGTATAGTCGGGGTCGGGGTTAATATCTGACTTTAGTGTACCTGCAATATCCCAAGCTCTTACACGTTTAATTACTTTCATTGGTTGTAGTGGAATAACTTCACACCATTCAGGTCGCCAATAGCTTGCTGACTTCTCAGAAGCATTCCAACAACCTAATAACAACCTTGCTCGTTCAACGTCTTTTAAGCCCTCTAGCCAACCAACGTATTCAGGGTTCACTTCCATTAGAACAGGATTGTCTCTCACTGTCGCAGAAATAAATTGAAAACTTAGTGGTGTAGGATTAAATGTCGGTGTAAGATACTCGTCTATTAGCTCTTGCTTACTGTCTCCCCATATCATCATATCATCTTTACGAATGAAGTAGCGGATAACACCATCTCTTTCAGGGATAGGGTAGCCATCTTCATCAAGATACCACTCAATCCACTTATGGAGGTAGCAATCTTTTAATGGGTTACAAGTGATACGCATTTTAGGTAACACTTCAGGACAAGCAGGGTTACGCATACGGGACATTAAGTAGAGAACCATTTCCTCTATGTATTGTTGCCCTTCGTCAACCAAGATTTCATTGGCTTGTAAGCCTTGAAAGTTATCCTTTGAATTTATACTTTCAAAATGTCGAAGATGAACCTCTGCACCACTTGAAAACACAAACTTATTCTTTTGAGCTTTATACTTGACACCATTATCAACTTTCTTAAACAAGTTCATGGCTGTGTCAATAACACCACCTGCACCTTGTAATTGTGGAGTTGTTCTACGAGTAATTAAGCCTCTAAAGTTTTTATGTTTAATGTGTTTAAGGAAGTCCATAATCCCTAAGAATGTTTTTCCGCTTCCTGCTGCCCCACCGAATACTACGATGTCTGCCTCAGAGTTGATAAACTTCCATTGCTTTACGCTCTTGGGGGATATAACTTCCTCTTTCTCTGTTGCCATAAGGTGTCCTTATTAGCTGATTAACCTCAAGTCTGTTGTAAACTCAGCATCGTTAATATCATCACCACCATCACCTTCTTCAGACAATAATGAGTTTCTAATCTCTGCTTGTTGAATCTGTACGTCATAATGACGCATCTGTTTAACCATTACTTTTTGACGGTCAATCTGCGCTAAAATGTTTGTTGTTTGAGAGATAATGAACTTAGCAGCATTCAATCTATCAGCATCTTTAGCTGTTTGTTTACGCATCATTTCAACAACAACTGCTGTTGCTTCTGAGTTGAACGAGTTTAATAGTTTAGCTAAGGATTTTAAATTAGCTGTACCTGTAGGTTGATTAGCTGTAACTTCTTCAAAAGGTTTTAATTTTTCTTGATTGGCTCTTGCAAACTCATCGTTAGCCTTATATTTTCTTACTGTCATGTTTATTCCTTTACAGCTAGTAATTTATTATTTTAATTAAATGGCCGCGTATTATTAAGCTGCGCGGAACACATCGTTAATAAACGACATTCAGCTACCTCTTTCAACAAAAATGTTGGTGAGCAATTTGGCGGAAAGCATCTTACTCGAAAAGAAACCTTTTACAGTCATCTCACTTAGCAGGTGGATACAGAACCTATCTGTTTTACTTTCCTAATGTGGCGGAAGTTAAAAGAATCGAACTCTCGACTGTTACATCGGCATGGTGTTCAAAACCACTTTGTACCCTGTACGCTAACTTCCTAATTTGGTGGGAGCATAAGCATTCGAAGCTCTAGTCAAGCCACCTACCTTTTAACGACATCTGGTTTACAGCCAGACGGTAGGAAATACTCCCAAATAATATACAAACAACCCGACTAGGATTTACTTCACTTCTTAGCTAGTTAACACTTATAAGTGAACACCCTGTCCATTTTTGCTGTTTGTAAATTAGATTGCACTACTATGTAGAGGTTGGCCGTAGATAGGTTAAACCCGTCTCCTTGCTACAGTAGATTTATGTGCAAATTTAGTCTGAGTGGTGGTGTAACATTAGTTGTTAAACCACTCTTACCTACGCTTGGGTAGACTCAAGTTAAAAACCTGTCAATTTGAGCATTGTTAAGAGGCTTGTCAGGTGTGTTATAATAATATATCAATCATTTAGGTTAACAGTATATCTAATAAGTGCTAGATATACTCTACTGTCTAATTGTTCTTTGTATTCGTTGGCAACTTCTTTGATAAACTGTTCTTTATATGTTTTGTAGGCTACGAAAGCCTCATGTGGCGTGTCGTAGTATCCTAAATGTTTTTGAGTGCCTTTGCCTACTGTAGCTGCACTGCGATACTTATTTGTGCGCTTATATAAATCAACACCTATTGGGAAACCACCACGAGACAGTTCATTTTTGATTATTATGGAGTTTATTCTTTGAGGAACAAAAACACATACATCCTCAGAATATACTTTGTTACCTTTTACAAGTATATCTTTATCTAAGTTCCAAGATATATTGTTATCATCTATATTACCGAAGCCAACTTGGTCTTGACACCAATCGAAAAAGAACGAAAAACTTTTAAAGTTTTCAGAACAAGTGACTCCTGCATAAGTCGGTTTCTTATCCCAATATTTCTGTGTACAGCGTAGAAGCATACTATTCCACAAAGCATACTCTTTTAACTGTTTACCGTTATTTAAACGTGTATAGTCCTTTTCATTAAAGCCTATACCTTGTACTAATTTAGTCATTGTAATTGTCCCCATTTATTTGTAATGGAGTATAACATATTAATTAATTGTGTCAACATATCTTTTAAATAATAAGTAAGCGGACATCCATTGTCCTAAGTGTGGAGAGAGGAACACTACTTACTATATACAATCCGTTGTACTTGAAGGATGAATTATTGCTATTCCTTAGCCCTTTTCATCTCTTGTTGTGAAATATAATGTATATTCATCATCAACAGTATATTACCACATATTAGATGAATATGCAAGCACTATTTAATACCTACTCAATATACCGACAAAACTGTATTCCACTAATGCCTACTAAATCTTCTGTCAGACTTCCCAATACAAACTCATGTTCGCATTGTTCATCTTGAGAAGCAAATACACACTTA